TTTTTTTTTGCAAATTAAAAAAGAGAGAAAGGTAGTTTACCAATCTCTCCTTCTTTTTTAGTCAATCATAATCTGTTTTCCTGCGAGTCCCTTTTTCTTTTGCAAGTTGATCAAGAGTACACCATTCTTAAGGCTTGCACTAATATTATTCATATCAATTTCCCTCCCTACATAGAATGACTCTTTGAAATCTGGTAGTACCTTAGTTTCACTGTTTTCTTTATTCACACCACTTACTACCAGTTTTTCATCTTCTGTTGTAATCTTCAGGTCATCTTTATCTAGTCCTGGCACTACTAGAATAATCTTTGCACCGGACTCTGTATTCTCAACCTCACTACTTACCCTCTTGCATGTATCATCAAAAAGTGACATCGCTGTATCAACGTAGTTCTTTATAAATCTATCCATCATAATTTTCAATTTTTTTTGTTAAACTTGTACTGCTAATAATACAAATGAAATACCAAAATAATTTCTCTGCCTTTTTGTCATCCTGCCCTGCCAAGTTGACATTTTCGTAGGTGAGGTAGACATGGAACCTTATTAATAGAAAACAGATAATAATAAAAACATGGAAGATTACTCAGACATACCAAAAATGTTCGTGGTAAAAAATGAACCGCAGGAAGTAACACAGATTAGGGCTCACATACTCAGATCATTCAAGGACCTACTATTTTTTGAAGAGCCACATATTTATTCACTTCATGGTAAGCAGTTGACCTCTGTTACTACTATGTTAGGTAAATATATGGCGCCTTTTGATACAGAACAGACAGCTACTAATTATGCTAAGAAAAATGGTGAGACTCCTGAATATTGGAAAGATAAGTGGTTGTGGAAAAATAAGATGTCTACAATTACAGGATCACTAGTGCATGAATTTGGAGAGTCTTATTCTTACTTAATCAATGGTCACCCTGAAAGAATAACTAAGTCTTGTAAGTGTAAGTATGTGGAGGATAAAAACTGGCTTATTCCAACAAGGGGTAAAGAAGAGGCAGTTATCAATTATTGGTCCAGTCTTCCTCCTTGTCTTCACTTTGTGTATGCAGAGGCGATGTTATATACAAATAGCAATCCAGATCCTAGTACTCATCTTAAGACACAACTAGCGGGGACAGCAGATATATTACTATACTATAAAGATACTGTTAACCCGGAGAATAGTGGTCTTGTAATAGCTGATTATAAGACAAATGCTGATATTAGGAATAAATTTGCAAGATCGACAGGTAAGAAGATGAAAAGTCCATTTAGCGATTTCTTGTCTGAACCGCTTAGTGAATATTATGCTCAGTTCAGTACATATCAAATTCCACTAGAAGATATAGGTCTTAAGGTTATCGCTAGAAGACTTGTATGGCTTAAGGATGATGGTAATTTTGAAGTCCTAGCAACACCTGACCTATCACAATTAATTAGAGAAAACTTATGATTATTGGAATTACTTACTATAAAAATAAAGCTACCGGCCTTAAGTGTGTCGATGTAGTAGTACCTATTATAAAATCTAGTGCAGATACCTCTATATTAATATTTACTAGACCTACTGATAAATATATAAAAAGGAGAACTGCCCTAAAAATTATAGAAGAACAGTTAATAGGTGGAAAAGAAGTATGGAGTAGATGTTTAGATCTAGGTGATAGGAATGCATTTACAAAATACAAGAAGTTGAACTACGAGATTATTATAGGTACAGATGTTGTAGACCTAGAAGATAATTGGATAGTTAATTTGATAGATACATTCAAGAAGAGTGGTTAGTACTACTCTTTTTATTTTGTCTTAGTTTCCTTAATAGTGTAGAATGAATAGAATATGAAAGCAAAAGTTGTTTACTATAAAAATAGATTTAGTGACTATATATTTGCTAGAATTATGGTACCTGTGGCGTTCAGTAGGGATTTAATCGTAAGAGGTTCTGGAAAGCTGTATAAGGGAGACGTTGACCTGCGCACCCCTAGATCTTGTATATTGAGTTTTATAAGGTTAACTAGTAAATTCATAGACAGTGCTACTATTCTAAATATAATAGAAGAGCAATTAAAGAATGGATCAAAACCAGGAATAAATCGTCTCGAGATTAGAAGCAGTGTCGTACAGTCAGAATACGAGAGATTAAATACATTCCAGGTTAGTGCAAAAGATATAGACCTAGATGATAGTAGAGTATCTAAGTTAATAGAAAAATATGTTGAGAGAATGTAGTACTACTCTTTTTATTTTGCCTTAGTTTCCTTATTAGTGTAACAACAAAAAAATTATTTATATGAATAGAACTAGAGATTATTCAGTAAGTATTAAGAAGAACATTATTGAGAAACTATCAGACTACCTTGAGAAGAACAAGATCAAAACTATGGTACTTGGTGTGAGTGGTGGTATTGATAGTACATTAAGCGCCGCATTATGTTATGAAGTTGCTAAGAGGACAGGTGTTAAGTTGCTTGGTTACTCTTTGATGTGTAAGACTAATGCAGAGGGTGAGGTTAGTTCTGCGGTTAATGCGGGACTAGCGTTTTGTAATGAATTTAAGGAGGTAAACATTGAGAATTGGTATCTTCAGTCTAGTAACTTTGTATCAATTGGAACTAGTTCAACTGATGATCCCGCCAATCTTTCGGCCATTGCATTAGGTAATATTAAGGCAAGACTTCGTATGATTTTCTTGTACTGTAAGGCCGGGGAAACTGGCGGAATTGTAGTTGATACAGATAACATGACTGAGCACAATACTGGGTTCTGGACGATTCATGGTGACGAGGGTGATGTAAATCCAATAGGTAATCTTTGGAAGTCAGATATCTATGAGGTTACTGACTACTTGCTCACAGAATATCTTGAATATCGTGAGACCCTAGTAGAAGGTGTGGATGACGAAGAGATCAAGAGAACTGGTTATGCTGTGGCTGCCCTGGAAGATGCACTTAAGATAGTACCAACAGACGGAAATGGAACATCTGCTAGTGACCTTGACCAGATTGCACCAGGTTGTACATATGAGCAGGTCGATGAAGTACTCAAGACTTGGCTATCTATGAATAATGACGAGAAAGATTTGTGGAACAGAGGCCTACAATCAAAACTATACAAGATGATAGATGAGATTGGCGTCGACATGGTTAACAGAATCTTAGATCGTCACAAGAGAACAGAGTATAAACGAATGCATAGACCAATTAAGCTATGATAGAGTTTATTTGTAGAACATTATTAATATTGGCTTTGTCTAGCGTAGTCATATTATCGGTTATTAACTTGATTTCTAGTTTACGGTATAGAGATAAGAAGCCAGGAATCTATAATAAACTACTAAATATCAGGGACCTTATAGCGAGGGCAAGCGGGTTTTTAATGTTACTAGGAATTATAGTAGGAAATACTATCTTATTTATTATAGGTTCTATTATCCTAATCTGTATAACATTAAGAACTATACTGGGTGAAGTTATAAGCCAGGAAAAGTTACAGAAATTTGATGTGACGATAGATATTATTATCAATTCGGCTTTCTTAGATCTTATACTAAACTTATTAAAACAATATTAGATAATGAAAAGATACAAGATTACATATCCAGGTGGTGTAAGTCAAGAGAAGAATCTAGTAGAGAGAAGCATGTATAATGAGGTAATCAAACCAATAGATCAAACTCTCTACAAAGTTGAATCAATGTTAGCAGAAACAAATGCCAAGAAGAAGAAAGAACTTGTTGAGGACTTGAGGCAGGCTAGAAAAAGAATTAAGTCTGTCCTGTCTAGTTTCGGTGAGTATTTTGTAAGTGATTCTCCGTTAGGTAAGGCGATGTTGAATGGTGGAAAATTAATACTACCAGAACATCAAGGAGGTATAACTAGTCCAGTAATTTTTGAAGAGATTAAGTAATGGTAATTGAGGTATTAAAAAACAAGTACAAGTGTGGATGTAATAAGGGGATTGCAAAATTAGATCAACCTGACATCCTGGAAAAATTAAATTCTATCATTGAGTGGGATATCTGTAAGTTTCCTAAGAAGTCAATCATAGAAACAGAGAATGACGAATGGAACAAGTACTTTGGACCTGACTGTGAAGAGATTGAATATAAGGAGGTACAGGATGAGAACGGCGTTAAGTGTAGAACGTTCGAGGATAGGAATTTCTTAGGTGCCTTATCAGAATTAAAGCCAGGTAATTGTTTCCTATTTGATGGTCAGTTTATTGCAGTTGACAGTAATGATAGATTAGTTCTCATGTTTAGCGGGTCAGGTTATAAAGCGCTAGATAGACTCTGGGAAGAAGAGATTTGTCCAGAGCTTAGGATATTCTACGGCGACAACAATGTAAACAATGTAGAGTATAAAGGGCTTGACAAGGAACCTGATTATAAGAATGAGTTTAACTTAGAGGTCAGAATTCCTTACCTAGATTATAACAAGTGGAAAACCTACTTCTTAGACGGTAATGATAAGATACCAACATTAGAAGGAGGTAAGCATGCAGTACTTTGTAAGCTTGATTCAGAGGATCTTCCTTTTGAATTTGAGTTTATTATGACCGACCATTGTGCATTCTTTAGGGGTGATGAGATTGATGAGGAGGATAAAGACATTGCAGAGATGGCAGTGAGGCAGACTATTTCTTGGTTCTATGAAAATACAAAGCGGAGCATTAATCCTCTTGATATAGAATCTAAGAAACAGCAGGAAATCTCAGACTATCAACAGAAGAAGCAGTTTGAAGAGATGATGAAGACCTTAGGTGGTGGTGAATAAAAAAAATAAAGTAGTAGATTTAATTTCTACTACTTTTCTTTTCTACGGTCTCTCCTGGTTCTTGATAAAATCTTTCACTGCGTCACTTCCATTGTTGTCTATTAGCACCGAACAACTGGCCATAAAATATTTAGTGTTAGTTACCTTTGTGCAGTATCTTGTATAGACCGACATTACTAAGTTAAACACTACTACAATGGCCCATACTATCGGTGCGTGATGAACAATGTCTATCGCAGTGCAGGTACCTATCAGCACTGAATATAATAAGACAGAGGAATTATCTATTAGTTCTGCATACCTCTTACTGTTTGCACCATAGAAATAACTTCTCCCTACTAGCGGACACATAAGACTTAAGAATCCCATAAGTTCAGGATTTCTTAGTTTTCTGTTCTCAATCATAAACTTGAGATCTGGTTCTGTTAGCTTTTCAAAATTGTTCTTCTCTACCTCCAGAATATTAAGCAGGTCAGGCCTAGATATGTACCTACCAATCTCTGAATTCTCTACTACTCTGCAGATTTCTTCTTTCTCCATTTTTCTATATTTTTTGTTTTTACTAAGAATATTATTGTTGTTGTATCTCTGTATTGGTTTGTAATGCTATGATAATAACCAATCCCTGATATCATGACTGGCTCAAACATCCTAAGTGCACCAGGTAAGGTTCCTCGATTACTGTACATAGAAGACAGTCCAATTGCATAGACTGGTAATTTCTCAGGAACAATAAGCCCGTCCATGAAAGTCTGAATATAATATTTATCTTTCAGTCTAATCCAACTTTGCTGTTTAAATGTTGGTCGTGCACTACATACCTCAACTGGATCATAAGACTCTATATTTTCTTGTGTCTCTGATCTTTTTCTATTACTTGGTCTCCTATTGATTGAATAATACATGCTATATCTAAGTATACCATGATCATCTAAGTAAAACCCGTAATGACTCTTTGATGGTTTTCTATACATAAATACACTACTAAGTACTACATCATTTTTCTGTACCGTCCTGAGTAAGTCCCTTCTGAATACATAGTTCTTCACTGTTTTCTTACCTAGCCTCTTAATAATCTCTGAGTAAGTATCATTATAGTCCTTACCTATCCTAGAATATAGAAACTTAATAGTCTCTGCGTATTCAGGCTTACAATATGAACCGAAGTGATCTTTACCTCTGTACCACATCGAGTAAGTTCTCATGGGTAGTTTTCGTATATCATCGCTTACTAATTTTCTACCAAACTTCTTTCTACATTTAGGTCTTCCTTCTCTACAATACCTATCTGATCTGATTATTCTAAAATCTATCATACTCATAGTTAAGGAATCTAGGGTAAGGGATTGAAAAAAAATAGGCTTACCGATTCATCACAAACCAGTAAGCCTTATCATGGACGACAACAAAATTATAGTTTCTCTATCTCATAGATAACACGATCATTTTTAAGTCTCATATCAGACTCGTCAAGACCGATCCATCTATTAGTCTTAGGGTTAAACACCCTCTTTGTTCTTGTCTCCAACATCTTTCGCTCTGCAGCCATTTTCTCCTCTACATTATCTAGCTGAATTGCGAAATCCTCCTTGCGGAATTTGAATGACAGTAGTGCAAGTCTCTGTAAGTCCTCTACACTCTTTGTCAACTTAATTACCACAATGTTCGCCTCAGGTCTAATCTTATAGGACTCTGGGAAATACTCCTGAATCTCTTCAAGACTTAACCCGCTTCCTATATGCCATGCGAACTCTACTTTGTCATTAACTGGGCTAAACTTATTCTTCAGTTCTTCCCAGATCTCGGATGAATTCTTAATAGAACTAAATCCGATACAGTTCTTATTCCCAATGCTTCTCGCGAAGTATTCAGGATAAGTTTTTACTACCTCAAAGATGCTCTCACGAGTTTCTTTAAGTCCTCGATAGCTATTATTACCTAAGATAGATATAATAGCATCAACGTCTACGGCTCTATTCTCAAGTACAAGAATACCGCCAATGTAAAACATAAGCTCCTTAACATGATCTGTTATGAACTCTGCCTTACCAACTGTTTTCTCTGATACCTTAATTAATCTTCTACCATCGTTCATAGACGGTTTCTTTATGTTGGTATCTATCTTTACACCAAATAAGTCTTTTGCCATCTCAGCAAGTGACTTTAGTGTTCCGATTGGGTCATTAGATAGTGTTAGTACCTTTGACCTTCCATCGATTGTAATGGTGTAGAAAAAGTTTACACCATACGCCTTTAAGGATGATTTAATAGTTTCTAACTGTTTCTCATCCAAATAGCTAACACCCCACAATTCTCTCAACTGTGTGAATGTAATTGTTCGATTTGTGCATTTATTTATCACAAACTTAAGAAGCTGTTCTAACCTCTCGGCCTGCTTCTTCGTAACGGTGGAGATTTTCTTTGCCTCCGCCTTACTATATCCGTTCTTCTCTAGACTTACTCTAGCATCACGGATTTTCTTGTTTTTATTAGTGAGCGATATTACTTCGCCACTAGTTTTCTTAGTAAGACCCTCTAAATATTCGAGCGCCTTGCCATACTGAATGAGGTAGACTTCTTGTTTTCTACGTCCTACCTCTTTCTCTGTATTTCCCTCAGTCTTCTCAGATACTAAGAGATTTTTACTCTTTAACTCACTGATCAATAACTCAGCAAGTCTATATTTACCGGAACTATCCATTCCGAACTGGTTTAAAGCTTTTCCAGCTGCTTCTAAAATTAACTTACGGTCAGCTACATTTTCATTGCTTTCCGATTTAACAGTCTCTACAACTGCTTTGTACAAAATTTCCTTGTTCTCCATTTTCTTTGATTGATTTAATTTGTTAATAACTTGACTATTAGATTGGTGTTCGTGAATTCTTTCCAGCATTGAAGATCATTCTCTCTGTTACTCTTTTGTAACCTTTGATCTCATCATTCTGGTTCTCTATTATTCCACGAAGACGACCATTCTCTTTCATAGTCCTCTTACTCTCTAGATACAGGTACACAATACCCGCAGTTAACAAGATATTTGCCTTGTTATTTTTAAGGAATTTTTTTATACTCATACAATAATAAGGGATTTAGGACAAAATAGACGGAAAAAAGTAGTAGCCTAGTCTCCCGACCGAACTACTACATAATCAAGTTATAAATGTTTATTGAGATAACAAATATGCTCAACTATAAGGAATCTAGGCTTGTCCATCTGCAAGCTTAAATTTGATATTGAAGTCTTCCTCTGCTCTTACGTAAACTGTTTCATGTCCCACTGCCTTGTATAGTACTGCGTTGATCCAGTTATGTTGAGAATCCTTCATCTGTCCAAAACCTACAATCTCATAAGTGCTAGTGTGACTTAGTCCTGTACTTCCTGGATTCTTATCAATAAATTCAACTCTCTCGCTAACTTTAAATTTTCTCATCTCTTATTTTTCTTTTGATTACATTATTAAGGTATTCAGATCCTCTCACATGACGCCCTAGTCCCCTTATAGTTGAAAATTAATACAGAGTTCAGTTTAATTAATTATATTTATGAGAATTTCAAAAACAATTTTAATTAGTATTGGTGCAGTTATTATTTGTACTACTATTATCTTGCTCATTATGAAAGTAAACTATAAGAATGAGCAGACAAGGTTAGTAAATCAGTATGACATGCAATTATCTAAGATCGAAGGTGTCCATGATAATATGTGGAAAGTGCTAGAATCTAAGGCGGGCGTAACAAAAGAATATGCAAGCCAGTTTGATTCTATCTATAACCATATCATGAGCAAAAGATACGATCAAAATGATAAGGTCCTGTTTAACTGGATAAAAGAACAAAATCCAGAATTCAGTAATGAACTATACAAGGATCTTAGTGTTACGATCGAAGTGCAGAGGAGACAATTCTTAAACGCACAACTTGAAATCATTGATATTGTGAGAGTCCATAATAACCTAGTACAGACATTCCCATCTAGCCTTTTTGTAGAGAATAAGATGCTGAAATATGAAATGATCAGCAGCACCTACACTAAAGGCATTATGGAGAATAAGGTAGAAGATGGCAAAGTTGATCTGTTTAAGGAATGAAAATACTAGGAACATACTACCTTACGGAAACTATACCACACTATCCATATAAAGTGAATTTAGATTTTCTGATAGACCTAGACTTCCAGCTTAACTTTGGAATAATTAAAGGTAGGGCTGTCCTTGAAGGTCACTCCCCTGAAATGTTTAAAGGAAAACCCGTATACTCTAGGTATAAAGTTACTATTAAATTCAATAACAAAAAACATCCAACGGAAAAGAGTGTGTACTGTGCGTTGGAGAAAACACTTAGTGGTACAGGATCCGGTTTTTGTATAGGGCCTTACAATTGGAGAGGGAACAGTGACGTCTACAATAAGTGCTATAAGATGAGATTAGGTAGTGATAGAATAATTAGTATAATAAAAAATAATCTAAAGAAATGATTTACTTACTAATACTATTACCAATTATTGCAGCTAATGTTGTATATTGGTATTTTAGAAAGAATAAGAAGTTAGATCTAAGTGATGAGAGAAGGGGTATAACATATCTATTGCTCTTAACGGTTCCTACTATACTAACTGTGATCACAATATTTACAATGGATCACACAATTAGGTATAGTAAGGTATCTGACACGGAGTATTGGTCATTCTATTACTCGAAAATCAGACACTTAGATAGATGGAACGAATATATACACAGAACTTGTACTAGAATGATCAGAGATTCTAGGGAAAATACTAGGACAGAAACTTATGATTGTTCCTACGTTGAGTATCACCCAGAGAGATGGATACTAGTTGATAATGGCGGTAATGAGATCTATACAAGCAAGGAGTATTTTGACAGCATTAAGACATTGTGGAATACGAAGCCCATTTTTGTAGATATGCACAGAAACTATTATACAGTGGATGGAGATGCGCAGGAATATTACTGGGATCAACTAGGACAACACCTAATTACCTACTCCTTAGAAATGCCATATATAAATAAAATAAAAGGAACACAGACGGCATTTAGACTAAGAGATGTAAGTAAGGAGGAGGCAAAATTACTTGGCTTATTCGATTATCCAGGTATCAGTGGTCCTAACATGTATGAACAAGAACAAAATCCAATCTTAGGCTTTAATCCGGGCAAAGAAGTTATTAAGAAATTTACAAACTTCAATGCTAGAGAAGGAAGCAGAAAGAAGATAAGAGTTTTTGTACTAGTATTTAAGGAAGGTCAAGGTCCAGAAATTGCAGAAGAACAAAAGAACTACTGGCAAGGTGGTAATAAGAATGAACTTGTTATCTGTGTAGGGATTGATAAGTCTACGCATGAAGTTAAGTGGGCAGATTGTTTCTCTTGGCAGGATGATATAACACTTGACACTAGATGCAAATTATTCTTACAGAGTCAGAAGAAGCTTGACTTAGACAGACTTCACTGGTTCCTAAGAGAGAATATTGGACTATGGAAGAAGAAGGATTTTAGAGACTTTGACTACCTTGAGCCGGAATTAGACTCAGATGATGATAATACAATAATCATGGTAGTACTATGTATCCTGCTAGTATCTACATGTGCTCAGGTTGGTACATTCTGGTATTATACTAAGAAGGATGAAAAAGATCAAAGTTAAAGTATCTTATAAACTAGTTAAGTACCCAGGTATATCAGTAGAGGAGATATTAGCAGCAGTAGAAATTCCAGTCACTAATAGTATATATAAACTTACTTGTGGGACGGGACTATTTTCAGGTGTTAGGAAATCTGTGTGTAATGGTAATAAGACAGTCAATAACTATATAAGATTTTGTATACCCACAAAGAAAGTACTAACTAGCAAAAAAATAATGAAGGAATTAGAAAACCTAATACCAGATACAGCTAATATACTTAGAATGCGTTATGTCCTCAAGATAAGTGAGGAAGAAAAGCTTGATAGATACCCTGATAATCCATATGTAATACTGGGAAGAGAATACTTACTAGTAAAAGAGGTAGATATTTATGATATAGTCGGGGAAATAAAATTAGGGTAGTAGGTAAAACTACTATCCTTTCTTTTCCTTATTATTGAATGTATTATGAAAAAGTTATGATTAAAATAGAAATGGTTTATTGGAGAGCAAAGCCATCGTGAGGGTAACAATACTTTACTACAAAAACGCAGAAAGTGACAATCTTTCAGCTAAGATTATTATCCCTGTTAGGTCTCAGTATAATATATTAGAGAATGTATTTGGATATATACTTAAAGGTCGCCATTTGCGTGTACCTAAGGATTACTACATATCGATAGATGTCCTTGTATCTAAATATCTAAGAAAGGAAGGTATTATTGATATTTATCTAGATTACATGAAGAATGGTGTTTATTCAGATAGGTTACTATATACAGAGTTGACAGAAGAACCACCTGAATATCCAGAACTACCTAAGGAAAAAATACTTGAGATAGATACAGTAGAGATAGAAGATAGCCTGATAAATGATACGTTAAGGGCTAATAGTATGACAGAAAAAGAATTGGATAAAAAATTGAGTAGACTATGACAGAACTTAGTTATTGGGATATTAATAGAAGGGGAGTTATTATCCCACACCTAGGAATCATTATGAACATATCATTTATGTCAAAATACAAACTAGAAATGGGACTTGGAATAACGTACTTGGGTAAGCTAAAAAAACCTGTTAAATACAATATCGAACTAGTAATATCGGACAAGAGCTTTAAATATATAACAAAGAAAAGGGTCTTGTCTGAACTAGAAAAATTAATACAAGAAAATAAATTTCTGGCATGGCATCTAACAACAGGCGATCCGGATAAAGATGAGTCTATAATATACCAACTTTTTGATTACCCGGTAAAAATAAAAACAGATACATTAAATATTAAAGACAGTACTATAAATGAGTTAATAAATAAAAAATTTAAGAAGAGTCAGTTTTACTAACTCTTCTTTTTTTATCCGCCCTTATACTACCTGATTATCTAGTAGTCTTAGGAACTGGTCTCTTGTCATTGTACCACCCGCTGCACACTTATGACCTCCACCATTATAGTTTTGTTTCATATAATCAGCAAGGTTTAATCCAGTTTCGGTTTCACTGTACATTGATATTGAATAGTACAGCCCGCCGTTTTCATCATGCCTTAAGTTTACGCACACTGTAATATCATAATCTCCACATACTGACTCGAACTGCTGGCTTCCAAATTCCTGAGTCAACATACAAATTCCCTTATACTTACCACCTACTATTACTGAAAATGCATGAGACTTAACGGCGGCTTTATGACGTTTCTGATTATATACTGTTATCTGCTTACCTGTCTCTAGTATTTCTGCAGTGAGTGGGGAATTATCTATCCTCAGCTTATCAAATACTTGGTTAATGGAATTCAAGACCATGCCATACTTAGTACGAAGACCAAGTTGGAATGCTAGTGTTTCTTTGTCCCATGAAAAACGGCTCTTATCCCAAACGTCATATGCAGATACTAGCCTCACTGCCTTAGGCACAATACTATCAACACCATACATAAATTTCCAACATAACTCACACGCACCAAGACCTATCATTCTAAGGCCATCCATGTCATCGTAAGAATGTTCCTTAGCTGTATCAATCGCCCCAATGTGATGATCAATCCAGATAGCCCTATAACCACCTGATAACTCCTTAAGTCTTTTCATGTCCTCTGGCGGAAATGAAATGTCAACTAGAAAAACATGACATAGCTCATCCTTACCAATCTTAGGTAGTTCTGGAATGCTGTCTCCATAATTCCAACCCTTTGTCAATACTTTCTCATACCCAAGCTCTCTTTCTAGGTAGTCTTGGATAATTGCAGCTGAAAATAATCCATCATAATCAACTCTATGATATACGATAAATCCTACAGTTTTCTTCATCTTAAAAGTCCTTATCTCTTATTAATTCACGTACTCTATCTTCTAATAAGGATTCTGCGATTGATTCTAGCTGAAAATTACCACTACAGTACACATAATAGACGTTACGTACTGTATCCCAATTCTTAGCTGTAAAATCTTCAATCGAGGCTACATTTTTTATTGCTGCTCTTAAGCTCATCAATTCGAGCTCATCTTTATAAGCTACTTTAACTTTTCCAGCATAGGATATAACTGATGTTTTAGCTGGCTCACTTTTAAAACTAATCTCACTTACTAAGTCTTTAATAGTCTTAATAGAATAACCACAACTGCGAATTATATCTTCGCAGTCTTTTTTCAATAATCTAATTCTTACTACCATAACTTGAAATTTATATTAATACTCTTCTACAAATAAGGAAACGATACCTAGGGAGTAACAAAAATGTAGCCTAACCTCACGGCTAAGCTACAAATAATGGCTTTATTAGAAAAAATCCCCTGATAAGAGTATTTCTCATTAATAAGAAATCTAGGGGATCTCAGGGTGCAAAAAAAAACATAGTCGACCCATCACAGGCCAACTATGTAATCTAACAACAAACTTCTGAGTACAAATCATTTATCACTAATAAGGAATCTACCCTGTCCTGTAATACCTTTTTTCCAGTACCTACCTTTTCTCTTTTCAAATATTTCAGGTGGCACCGTTACAAATCCAGTACTACTTGCTTTTAGATATTCAGGTTTCTCGCCAGGCTTGATATTAAAAGATGTATTAATCGACACACTAATTAGGTCTTCTAGTTTAATTCCATCTAGTGCAAGTGGACAAATACCTAAACCTTTCCAAGTAAAATCCAAGATCAGATATATACTCCCATTCTGGTCTAGTAGTTCAACATCATTCCTCTTAATTGAACCGGGGAAAGACTCTCTAACTACTGACCAACTGAGATATGTACCCCTCGATAGTTCATTATACTTATCTAGGTCTGTACTAATTATATCTTTCTTCAGACTAACCTCAAGCTGTGTAAGTAATAATTCTAAGTCTAAGTATAATACCGGTCTACCATACCAATCCAAGCAGACTGTATCAGAATCTACATACCTAAATCCAGGGAGTTCTACAATCATATATCTAATACTACCTGTCTTCCCCGGTACTATAGACTTATCATACGTACTTAAGTTAAACGGGTCAAAATCATCACATTCCAGACTAGTACTTATCCAACCTAAGCCAGCTGAGAATACGGCAAGGAAGTTTTGATATACAATACCTAACTCCTCGCACTGTTCTCTATTCATCAATCTAAACTTACTAGGCTCGTCAGACAGCACTTGCATTACTACTATTGACTTGTCGGGGAAGTGTTTTATCAACCTAAATATCAAATCCGAGCCTGACATTCTTAGCTTGTATAAATCACCTTCCTTCAGAACTACACCCTTACTGTTCGGTGCTTCTATACCTTCTAGTTCATACTCTATATTTGGTAAGCTAGACCTGATAGATACTGCTCTGACTTTTTCTAGGTACCTTCTCTTAGTGCTAGTATAAAGTATTTCGCCGGTTTTCTCATTGTACTTGTATGTAACGTCTCTTATCTTATCTTCTCTATACATTACTTAAGCGCATCTGGTACAAATTCAGTATTACTAAGCAAGAGGTTTTCAGATCTCTTACTCAATTCCAACATCTTCGCTGACATTTCCTTATTAGCCTTCACAATCTCAGCACGGTCATTATCCCTCTGCTCTTTGATGTGTGCTAGCTTTTCAGTTGTGTCAGAGAGGGCAGTAAATACATCATTCATTGCCTTCTTGTAAGTCTCGACATCAATAATACTTCTACTTCCCTCCACTAAGATCTTACTTGTTGTTTCCTTCATCATCTTAGCATTATTCAAGGTAAGTTCATTGTTGACATCCTTGATCGCCTTCTGAGTTTCAAGCACTGCCCTCTGTTTCTGATTCATAATGGCAATAGCGATCGATGTCTCCCAATTTGGTATGATTGTCCTATAGATTTCCTCATTATTCTCACGCAGTCTCTCATTATTCTGCCTCATCATTCTAATCTGAGGAAGGTCGAGATTGTGTGTTTTCTGTCCGGCCATAAATAAGTCGAATGAGTGTCTGTCTATTTTTTCGACGAACTCACGCTGCTTATCTAATTCTGATTGACTGTGAGATGAAGGGTCTTGCTCAAATTCCTTTAACATCTTCTGCAGCTTTTCTGTCTCGTCGTTATATAAGACAGCAAGTGCGACTACATGAACGCCGTAATATTCACACAACTCCTCAGCCCTTTGTTCCATCAAGACCAGAGAATTCATGTCACTATCCAAGTCTACCTCCATCTCTTTGACTTTGGCGATTATCTTGTTAACGTCATCCTTGCTTGATTCGTACCTAGCCATGATCTTATCTGCTGACAATACCGCTGGTGTACCGAATACTGGAATCATAGCAACAAACTTTCTCCAACCCTTCATAGTACTTGGATCCTTCAGTTCGTTCTTTCTGATTGTACTGATAAGCTCTTTTACATACCTACCAGCTTCACCAGCCTTATCCAGTTTATTCAGCTCCAACAAAGTACTAACACAATCGCTGCCTGTACTTACTATATCTGAACCAAATTTCTTAAGACTATCAGAATCAGTTATACCCTTTGTGATATCTCTGCACCTCTTGATAGTCTGGTCGTCAAGTCTTGTTACATCTACTTTGCCCTTATCATCAACTGTTCTACCTGCTTTGATAAGTGCTTCTTCTTTTTTCTTAATACTTAGGTTTCCCATAATCTCATTTAATAATTGATTTAATATATTTTGTTAATTCTTCCTTCGATAGTTCATTGAGATCTATCCGATGATAATTCTGTAAGTTGCTCTCCTTTGCATCCAACACTATGAATCTACCAGTTATTGGATGAACACCAAAACCAATGAACGGAGTATTTCCATTTAGTCTAGCAAAGATATAGTCAAGGCAAGAGTTTTTAACACGCACCTTTGGAACAACTCCTAAGTCAATTCTAGAATTACTAAATTGTCTATTCCTATAAATCCTATACCCATTTTCTTTCAGCAATGGATAAATAGTACTCTCTATCATAATAGATAATTCAAACCTTAGTTCTAGTAATCTTTGTTCATACTCAAAGAACTTAGTACTATTATAGATTATACTCAGTATCTTACTTAACTGATCCACATCTTCTGGACCTAGTAAGACTTTTGCATCTAGCCCCATATAGTAGTTAGTTGCATCGTAGTAGTACTTAGTGAAGTTGTAAGTCATTATATTATTATTAACGACTACCAACTCTAAGTTTTTCTTTTTCTCGTCTGTATAGATTTCAACTACTATTCTTGAATCTAGAATACTCATACCTTTCTCTCGTAGTACTGTTAACAATAAGTCCCCTTTGTGAGTGGATAGTTCAGTACATTGAAAGCCTGTTCTTAGTAAAGTATTAACTACATCACTTATTGGATCTCTTCTTCCAATATGTTTTTTTCTTAATTCTTCTGTTAAATCTTTCATACTACTAATAAGGAAACAAGAGGGAGAGAATATTACTACCCTCTCCCAAAAAAAAACATACTCTATACTAACTCCTTAAAATAATACTCTGGATCTCTCTCATTGTAGACCTCTTTCATCTTATCCAGTGTTAGCTTATTACCATACTGCCTTATAAAATCTGAGAACTCCTGACCGCTCATACTGCCCTGCTCTCCTAACTTGATTGCTGCTTTCTTGATCAGTTCTTTCTCTTTACTCAACACAGACCATACATAATCCATACCTTCCTTGATGAGCTCTAAGATTCTACCATCACCTGTTGACTTATTTGTTACCATTACATCTTTACAATCAAGACCATTACTTATACTACCATTCTGTTCAACATCTCTATGCGACAATGGTAGTGGTAAGTCAAATCCACAATCCATAACGGCCCCACTAAGCTCTTTCCACAAGCTCCGTATATCACTACTGCTACCAAGTAACCACATATCAGGGTTATTATAGATTACCCTTTCTGCTTGATATCCACCTAGTGAAATTCTGACCTCATCTAAGACATCCCTTCTACAGTCTATTTCTCCTGCAAAACGTCTATCATAGGTACTACAAAATCCACCATGATCAGTAGAAACACTAACTATATTATCTGGCACTTCACCCTTACACCAAGAATACATAATCGCATGGCCAATTTCATGAACCGCACAAATAAATCTCTTCTTTCTATTCTCTGGGCATCTTTCCTTACCAAGTTCTAGTTTCTGTGTTACTATTACTTCCTCTGCCTTATCGAACTTGAGTCTAATATCGACGCTAGGTAATCTAAAGTCTCTGACACCACCGACGACACCGATACAGACAGACTTACTATGACCTTTATGTTCCACTACCTTAGAAAGATACGGTGTAATAAGAGTGTCAATACTACTGAGAACCGGCCTTACACCTTGCGTCGGATATACAGACTCGGAATATAGAAGATCTTTCATACTCTGCTCGAATACTACTTTTATCTTATCTACTTCTGAAAACCTGTCTAATATCCTTCCTATCTCTAAGTCAATAATTCTCTTAAAACTATCCTTACTCAATGTTGGATACTTGATTATATTATTACCAAGTCTTCCAATCTGTTCAGGCCTATATCTCTCCTTAAGCGCTTCTTTGATGTCAGTTGTTGTTACTCTACTAGTTATGTCATAGAATAAGTCTGCATCAATATCTGGGCTTATATCAGAACTGTCCTTGTATGCCTCATCTAAGTTACCCAAGATAAATACAAGCGACTTACTACAATCAAGTTTACGAGAAGAGGCTGCAAGTTTCTTAATATCCTCAAGTCTCTCCGCTAGTTGACCTATTGTATACTCACCAGATAACAGTTCCTTTGCTACCCTACTACCCAATGCATCACTCTTATTGTTAAGCCTCCTAATAATTGTTCTAAGATATCTACTAGTCAATACTTCAAGTGGCTTATTCTGATCTTCTGTATTGTCCGTCTTAATAGAAGGTCCCCTATCATAGTGGAAGAACATAAGATCCAAGAACGCAGATACATCATCGGGAGATTCAATATGATTATCCTTGATTATAATATGTGGTAATGACTTAGATGTATCAACTAGTTCATCTATAAAATCACATAGGTTACTGAAATCATAGTTATAATCATTGATATCTATAATACCACTATCCAAGATTGACCAGATAGGGCGAAGACTTGGTGCTACATCTTCTTCACCAGACTCATTAATAGTTCTTGCATACTGAAATTCATCAAACATAAATACAAGACTATTACTGCCGGAAAATCTATCACCACTATCAGACTCTTCAGACTTACCAAAAGTATCCATAATGTCCGTGCTGATAGATTTATTATTATCTCTACACTCACCACAATCAAATGAAATTCTTACGTCATCTAGGTATAACAAGCTAATCAATCTCTTAACTACACTTGTCTTACCAGTACCTGTCATACCCCAAATAGATACAATGGTCGGTCTAGTAATAATCTCTGGCGTCACATACCAAGCATACACACTAGCACCAAGTTGATCAATTATATCATCAAGACCTACAAATTCACGCTTAAGTTGTACAAGTGCTGAATCTAGGAGTTTAATTCTATCCTTTCTCTTACTTGGTACTCTATTAATATTCAATTTCTCCATCATCTATACTATTATCAATTAAACTTGAACCACCAAAATTATTGTAGAGATATGTTTTCCAATCCCTCGCACTAAACTTACTAGACTCAACTATATAAGACCTACTAAGCTCTGCCAGTTCTTTTGCAAACCTATCAGCACCTACCTTATCTTCTGCCTCTGCCATAAGACTAACCTCACCAACTAATGTATGAAGTGTTATTGTAGCAGTGTAGATTGCATATTCCTCACTACTAACAGACTTACTAGATAGCTCACAGAAATACATGCCACCACTCTCTAAGAAAGATTCACTATCTAAGATATTGGTAGTCTGATAATATTCATAACCTTTATCACCAGTCGACCAGTAAATAGTTCCACTCAAGTCAGCTAAGTATGTCTGATTGTCTCCTACCAGATCGCTAAAAGTATTCGATCCGGTTTCTTTTAATAATTCTTTTAGATACCTGAAATAATTATCCATGTTTTTATTATTTAATCTTCACTAGTAAGGTATTGAAGTGACCTAGACCCCTTAATTGTAAGTATGTGGATAAAAGCAAAAATAGAAAAAGAAAATGATGATTACTATTTGAGACATTATTGTATTAGTAATAGTGATTTGGTAAGAGTAGTAGTACACACAAAGACTAGGAAATTTTTAGAGCCCGGTATTATTATCCTATCAGTTGACCTAAAGGATGGTAAGGTAAGACCAATCAGGAGGACAGCACAGAAAGGAGTTACTAAGGATTTCTTCACAAGTCTTATGATAGAATTTCAAGAAGTACAAGGTAGAACTGTATTGATGTATAAGACAGGTAATTACTTTGATAGTAAACTTGAACTTGTTTGGGGTTGTAGTAAGATAAAGAATAGTAAGACACCTAAAGACTTAGAGGCTTACTATCATAAGCTATATAAGACTATTTTCAAAGATGGACAAGAAGAAGATAATGTTTGAGCTTACAAGAGTGGGCAACGATAAATTCTTCCTTACAAAACTTCCAACAAGGTTACCTAATACTGGAGGTAGGTATGTTTTTATAGACACTAACGGGAAATCTTGTAAGTCTGGATATATAACGGCCTACTTTGAAGATTCTGATAGAGGTGCGATGTATATAGGCAATAAACTTAGATATGAAAAAGTAGTAATGGCTAGATTATATTCTACTATTGACAGCTCACCTATAAAAAGTACTTGGTATCTATTATACTACGACTTCAAAATTGGTGGTCCAGATACGGCTACCTTAGATGTTATATGGTGTTTTAGTAAGTACCGTGAGAAAGGAGTTGGTGAAAATATCTACAAAAATATACTAGATGGCCTGTGGGATAATATACGACAATCTGTAAAAAACTATAAAGCGAGAAAGTATAATGCTAGTGGAATTTGACATAACGAAAGAAATAGGAGGTAAGTTCTATCTCGAAAAGAATAGAGTAATAGGAGACAGTGAACATTATAGACCTGGTATGGTTTATACAAGGCTAGGTGACAAAGATTATATGTCTGGATACCTAGTAGTCACAGAAAATAGAACACGTTATCTATTTGGTGGTAGAATAGAAGACCTAGATTATTTCTTCTACGAAAATCTTAAGGCTAATATTATAAAAATAGCCAGAGGTAGTACTAGATATAGCCTCTACCTGCTCTACTATAAATTCAACCGACAAGATTACGTAAACAATAGACCAACAGAACTAAGAGTGGTCTGGAGTTTTAGTAAGTATGAAGAAACAGGTAGGGGTAAACTAAAGGAAGAGATTGACGAACTGTTAAAAACTGCAACAAGGATAGTGGAAGATGAGAAACATAGTTCTTAAGATAACAAGAAACAGTGAATCTAGTTTTTCAGTATGTCGGAAAGCTGGGGAAGGTGCTAATCTAGACTTCTTATCTAGTTGGAATACAGTTAATGCAGAGAGAATAGATGGAGGAAAGTCGGTTAAGTCAGGCTATCTATATATTATCGCAAGACCTGATAAGTGGGTATGTACTAGTGATTGTATATTTGGCATGAATGATAGTAATGTCTTCTTATCGGTAAACTGTGAATATGTTAACCATGAATATCCAACTATCTACTTGCTACATTATGAGTTTGATTGGAGAAAATTACAGGAACAGACAGAGCTTGATGTAGTATGGTGTTCTAGTAGTTACCTGATAGATTATACTAGTGGTTATGAGAAGTATAAAAGTAGGTTAATTAATGATATAGTAAAAACAATTTGTAAGTATGAAGAAAAAAGAAAAAATAGAACTTAGTGAGCAATGAGCAGTATAGTTCTTAAGATAACAAGAGACGGTGAATCTAGTTTTTCAGCCTGTAGATTAGTAGGTGATAATGCAGATCCAAACCTCTCAGCCTGGTATACGGTTAGGGCAGAAATTATTAACGGCAAAAAAGCAGTAAAATCAGGATACTTACACATTATTGCAGGGCCCGAAGAGTGGGTATGTACTAGTGGTTGTATTTTTAACCTGAACGATAACGATTTCTTATTCTCAGTACAAGATGAATCAGCTAATACAGACTACCCGACCGCCTATCTACTACATTACGAGTTTGACTGGGAAGAACTAACAGAACAGAAACAGACTAAGCTCGATATAGTATGGTGTTCTAGTAATTACATAATCGACTATACAGGCGGATATCAAGCGTATAGAGCTAATGTTAGAAAAAATATAATAGAAGCAATTTGTAAGTATGAACGAAAAAGAAAAAATAGAGCTAGTCAGAGACATAACTAGTAGATTGTGTTTTGGGCTTAAAGTAGAAGTTAGTGGATTTAGATATACATTAAATAGAGTCTATGTACAACCGATCTATAATCACACAAATCAAGCAAAAGATGTTCTAGCGATGTGTGAGTTTCTTGGTGATGATGAGTATGTAAGTATTGAAAATGTACGACCTATTCTCAAAAAGCTGGAAGACATAGAAGAACGAGACTTGATTGATTATAGGGAGTATAGTGGTGACAAGACAGCAACAAGGGATGACATACTACAAATGGACAGTCAGGAAAAACGAGATTGGCTATGTAGTAGATTCTTTGATACACGAGGACTAATCGATAAGGGACTGGCAATTGATGAAAGTACCTTAGGAAGTCGTGAGTATGGATATGATCATGAAATTTAAAAACGAAATTAATATATGAGAACTTTACTGATCTTAAGAGGTTGTATGGGTAGTGGAAAATCTACCTTCATCAAAAACAATAACTTAACAGACTACACACTTTCTGCAGACGAGATTAGGTTGATGTTCCATTCACCTAGCATGACGGAAGATGGTAGTATGTCGATAAGTGCAAGGTCTGATAGGGAAGTCTGGAACACACTGCACAGGATGTTAGAGGTTCGTATGGGGAGTGGTGACTTTACAGTAATTGATGCAACCCACAAAACAAGTAAGGCAGTTTCTAAATATTTGGAGTTAGCAGATAAGTATAGATATAACTGCTACCAACTCAACATAGAGGCAACATTAGAAGAGTGCCTAGAGAGAAACAACCTGCGTGACCTAATAAGACGAGTACCGGAATCTGAAATAACCAGAGCCTATGAGATATTACAGGCCAATAAACTATCAAACCGGTTTAAACAGATTAGTAGTATCGATGAAATAATAAACTACTATGTCACGGATGTATCAGACTATAAAGAAGTCAAGATAATCGGAGATGTTCATGGCTGCTATACTTGTCTAAAAGAGGCAGTGGGTGAAACATTGAATCCTGATGTCTTATATGTATTTGTTGGAGACTATTTTGATCGAGGTATTGAGAATAAGGAGATGTATGATTTTCTAGTACAGCACCATAAAGATAGAAATGTAATACTATTGGAAGGTAATCATGAAAAGCATATATGGAAACTTATTAACGGACTAGATATAACCTCTAGTGATTTTAAAGCAACACTAGAAGAAATAGAGAAGTCATACCCAAGAGATCAGGTAGTGAAGAATCTAAAAGAAATATACAACAAGCTACGTCAATGTTTCGCTTTTGTACATAAGGGGCAGAAATACCTAGTTACACATGGAGGTCTTACAGCAGTTCCTAATCTAACCACTATACCTACAATTAATATGATAAAAGGAGTAGGTGGATATGACATGGAGGTTGATAAGATCTATGAAGAAAATTACTTACTAGGGAGATGTCAAGACTTTATACAGGTACATGGACATAGAAATACAGTATCAACAGAACACTCTATTTGTCTAGAGGATAGTGTTGAATTTGGGGGAAACTTGAAAGTGTTATCTATTACAGAAGGAGACCGAGAGCTACTATCATACGAAAATAAAGTATTCAGCACAGAGAGACTAAATAATTTTCAACAGGCAGTATATAAGGTAGATGATCCTGAGGTCTGTAAGATGATGAATAGTAGACTGGTTAATGTCAAAGGTTGTAAGCATAATATGTACTCACTGAACTTTACGAGGAATGCATTTATTGGCAAGAAGTGGAATCTAGCAACAATCAAGGCAAGGGGACTTTTTGTAGATAAGAAGACTGGTGAAGTTAGAATGAGATCTTATGACAAATTCTTTAACCTAGGCGAACAGAAAGAAACTAGGATTGAAAACTTAGAAAAATCACTTGTGTTCCCTGTTAAAGTCGCAGTCAAGGAAAATGGATACCTAGGAATTATGTCTGTAGTGGATGGACAGGTAGTATTTACATCTAAGACAACAGATAGTGGACCATTCGCTGAGAGATTTGAAAGAATATTTAATGAAACCGTTAGTAAACATGATGCCGACTTCCTTAAGAGTTTGTTGAAGAAGGAGAATGCATCGGCCGTATTTGAAGTAATTAGCCCTACTGAAGACCCTCATATCATTAAGTACGAGAAAGAAGAGGTAGTACTTCTTGATATACTACATAATAAGTTAAACTTGGAGCCGGATTATCAAACTGTGTCAGATAAGTTCAAAGAGGTAGTAAAGAAGAATACATCCCTCAGATCACCGAACGAATTTACTATCCACGATGACGATACACTCTGGGACACTATTTCATTATATAGTGTAGATAATTGTGACATAGAAGGATTTGTAGTTACTGATGCAAGAGGATTTAAGTTCAAGGTTAAGTTTGATTACTATAACTTTGTAAAATCACTCAGGAGAATCATGCAGGTCTATAGGAAGTGTAAGAGGGATGGAGTAGAATTTAACGACAGAATCTGTAAGAACGACGTACAGAGGATGTTTGTTAAGTTCCTGGATAAGCATGATGACGGTAACAAATCTATTATCGACTTGTATGAAGAATTTGAGAAACTAGGAGATGATGAGCAGTGAATATATAATCAGTGCAGCGGTCTATAGAAAAGAACCTAACATGCCAGAGGAATCCAGAGTAATGTATAAAGATCAGAGCAAGTGGGAAGAATTTGGCAAGGTTGATGATATATACTTCATTGAGACCGCTAGGAGGCACCCGGAAATTATGCATAGGTGGCGCGATGAATTGTGCAGGGAAAAGCAGGGATTTTATACATCACATGGCAGGTTCGTAGATAGAAAAACTGCACTTCAAATCGCGCTAAAGTCAGGACAGGTAGAGCCGGGTAATATTAGCGGTGAGTTATTGTTTTCTGAAGATTTGTGGTAATGAAAAAAAAGAATAGTATAGTGTAAAACTATACTATTCTAAAAATTTTTACTACTTCTTTGTAAAAGTAACCTTCATATTATTTACGTCTACTGTAATCCTGTAGAAACCGGGCTCTGTAATCTTCCACTGGTTATCATTACCTCCATCTACTCCTACCTTCATACTCATAGAAGTACCACTTGTAATTGGGGCAGGGTGTACATAAAAAACACCAACTGAGACTGGAGTTGTAGTGTCACTATCTACTGGCATCAAATAACTAGATTGATGAAAATCATAATCACCGAAGATATATGGAAATTTGACATAACCTGCTTTCAAATATCCTTCCCATATAAAGTTACTCTTATCTACGGCAGCATTATAATTAAAAGCTAGAGGTCTAGTAGCAATATAACCAACATCATCCGGAGTTGCTGAACCAAACATCCACAGTTTATTGATGGCTACTTTAGCACCATCTTGTTTTGTAATCTTCAGTTCAGGCAGTGGTGCACCTGTGTAAGGCTCTACTGTCACCTTATTAGTACGCACATTAACCGTAATCTTGTGAACCTTAGCTTCCGTTACTTTCCACTTAGGGTCAATAAAACGTTTTACATTATCATGGGTAGAATAGTATGAAGTAGTTTCTCTATCGGTATCATTACCATCCTTACGCAGAAGACCTGCACACTCATAAAGACCATTGTTGAAGAAGTAGAACTTAAATGTTCCACTGCCACTACTTATATCTCGATGTACTGCATCTGAAGTGTTGTGGTACATCTGTGTTGGCACATTAGAACCTAAAGCTGGACCAATATATGTAAACACACCATTTCCCTCATTCTTCATCTTCTGAGTAAAAGGCCAAATACGTGTACTATTATCGGTCCTTGATGTAGACTGTGCCCAACCAAAAGGCGTTGCATCGCCTGTAATGTATAGATGGTCTGCATCCTTAGGCCACTTAGCCATATCACCAAGATTATAATAGTTGTTCTGCGTAGTTGCATCAAAATTCTTCTTTGTGTAGATGCTGCTTACTGTAGTCTCATCACCCTCTATGTTCTTGTTCTTGCCAATAAGAGAGATAGTTACTTTGTCATATTTCGTTTCAACTAAAGGCATATAAATAACTCCCTTGCCGAAACTCTCTGGATTTCTATTTGACAGAGTAAGCCACGTATTTCGCATCATGCCCGGAATGTACTTCTTAGTAGTAAGATTGTATACTGCGCCATCATAATAGCCATCTACTGAGCCTTTCTTTACACTCTGTGTTAATGAAACACTCTGATAATCATGCATCATATCCCGGAAGTACATTGTCATAGATGGCGTAACATCAAGTGTACATTCCATCCTTACTGGGGAACCATTACTAGCAAGTTCCGGGCACTTTTCTATCACGCCTACACCTGTAAAGTTTGTATTTGTAAGCACTGCTGAATTCTTATCTGCATCGCCCCATGCAAAGCCTGCATTATCTGGATTAACGTAACCGAAACTTACCTCATTATGGTTGGTTACTGTAGGCTCATCTTTTGATGCAAAAAGATAGATTTTACTACCTGTAGTCCACTTAGCATTTGTAGAAGCAAATGTGGCTCCTGCATCGCCATCAACTGACTTACATATAAAGGTGCTCACAAAATCGTTGACTGGGTCGTACGTATAAAGCTTGTCTCCTACTGACCAAATGTATTTGTAGTTTGTAATCTCACCTGATGTAGGATACGTGCTGTTTACTACATTTAGTACATCATAAGCACCAACCACTGTTGCACGTGTTCCTGGCTTCTGTGGGTTACTTACATGAATAGTTACTACATTACTGTTCTGTTCCGTAGCCTGAGCACCTTCAATAACATCATCTGAACTACATGCTGTTCCCATTGATACTACTGCAAGAGCCATCAACAATTTTACTGTTAGCTTTTTCATTTTTCTTGATTTCGTTTTATTAGTTTTATTCATTTTTAATTTCTCCTAAACATTAATTCCAACCTATTTCATCCCAATCACTATTATCAGGGTCATCAGAAGGCATTACACCATTCTCATCCTTATTCTCTCCACCATTTTCCACTTCATGGAATTTTACGGTAGAAAGTCCCATAATAGGTTGTTCTACATTTGTTTTGTAAATGTTTGTTTGTGGTTTAAAATAACTCTTTTTCATTTCTTTGATTTTTTTTTAAATAATTAATTACTATCTATAAAATAAACTCTAATTTCTCTACTTATAAGGGATTTAGAGCATAATTCATGACAGGAAGTCTCAGTTTTCTTGTGGTAGGAATTAAAAAAAAAATAAAAGAGTAGTAAGTATTTTAACATACCTACTATTCTTTTTTTGTCCCCTCTCCCATTACTTAGGAGGAAGAGGACATACATTAGCCTCATCAGATCCTGCAAGGTCTTCTAAGGTAGGTTTTTTACATCCTGGACCAACTATATTATCATTGCTCCAACTACTACCTTCCTTGCTGCTTGATAAGACTGACTTCTCCATTTCTACTCCATATACCTTAATACTTGGAGCAATGTAAAACTTCTTCATGTCTTATTGTCTTTAAATTAAGTGTGCGTGCCTAAGACAAGACTCGAACTTGCACAGCCATTATCTGCCAAGGGATCCTAAGTCCCTCGTGTCTACCAATTCCACCACTTAGGCATAATATAAGCAGGGTTTTTATTTGTGAGAGGTTGTTTCATATTTTATCACTACTTCAAAAGATCAGCCCTGAAGTACTGAGGTTATCAGCTGCTTAACCTATGATTTATACCCTGCTATGCCCTCTCATACAATACATTTCTATATTACCTTGAGGGAATCAGAGACTTCACTAAGGTAAGTCATCAAAGTCGGTTAGGCCTTGATTCACCAGACTCACCCTAGCTTATCTCCTTTCACTGCCGACCAAAGCAGCTAATCTTAATTTCCGAAAGCACTATTACCCCGAAATCCCTCACATATAAGATTTCTAAAGGATCTCACGCGCAAAACTACCACTAGAATCCTTAACTATGTAGAAAAATTAAATGATATGAAAACATTTGCAAAAGTAATTAGAGAAGGACAAAATTTTTATATTCAACACACTCCAAGTAGAGGGGAATATGATAGTATGGAGTCCATTATTGGAGATGAAGAGATAGTCGTTAAGATGCAAAACAACAGGAAGGAGTATGAATCTGGGTACCTATATATTACCAAGAACCTGTCAGATGAAAGTATGTGCGTCTCCAACTTTATACTACAGAATAGATTACTAGGGTTAACTAGGGCTGGCATATATAATCACTTAAAAGAGGTTAAAAGTGGTTGCGAGGTATATATAATGTACTACGACGCAAAATTATATACAGGTAAACCAGTTAAATTGGACCTGATATGGGCGTCGAGTGTACTAGACCAAAACCTAGATAATAATAGTAGAATAAAATTATCAAGGGACGTCGCAAGATTAATCCCAAGATATATAGAATAAATAATAAAAGATAGAGCAGTATTTTAAGCTGCCCTATCTAATTTTTCTTATTTCTGAGATAGTATTTTGAAACCGTGGACCCTCTTCCAATCAGAATTTCTTAGCATACACCTCTTCATGTCAAAGAATTCATCTAGATCTGTTGCCTTGGGATTGGCTCTGTAATCTATCTCTTTATAAATATCTGCAATCTTAGATTTAATATCACTACAAGCATAAGACTGGCCAACAATAAACTCGGCATACAATCTCTCACGTATCTTAGCCCTGTCAAAAGTCATTACATTCAACTTCTTATCTAGTAGATATGCATTATACCACACCGCTTTGCATCTATCAATTCCTAGAAGGTTAATGTAGTCAATAAACTTCTTCTCATCTATAAATTGTAAGATAGAGGTATTACCTACCTTCTCACAGTGTTCACAAAGGTACTTGAGCTTATATTGCCTTTTTCTTTGCTCCTTATAGCCTTTGAAAAACTCCTCTAATTCTCTTTGATCTACCTCTGGAATATCTTGCAAGTCTATACCAAATAAGTTCTTAACATGCTTCTTTATGTCAGATACTCTATAATACAACATACTAATTATTATATCCTCAGGATTACCATTGAATACCTTAGAGAGTTTTTTCCAATTGTGTAGAATTATTGGCTTATATAACCGAAGATAAAGTTTAGTGTTCTTTCTAGGTTTCTTTATTCTACTACATAAGCAAAGAATATCCTCAACTGTACTAAGACTATTAATGAGCTGGACAACCTCAGGGTCTCTTATAAAAACTTCTCCTCTATTCTTCTTATACATTTTGTCCTTTAGGTAACCGTGTAGAATAGCTTCACATCCCATATTAAAACCATCACCATCTAGAGTCTTAACAACCTCAAAAGACATGTTATGTGTAATATAACCTCCCAGCCTCTTGTTAAAGTTGTCAGAGAAACCAATCTTAATAACCTCTTTAATTTCAGCTCCGAATTTTTCTCGTGCTGTCATCTGAATAAAATATATCATGCTTCTTTTTCTTTTAGTATTTTAAAACCATTTACTCTCTTACCATCTACTGTAATTAGGCAAGGTTTAAGTTCGAAAAATTCTTCCAAGTCTGTAGCTTTAGGTGAGGCTTTATAACTCAGTTTCTTATAGATTTCTGATACCTTAGCCTTAATATCTGCTTTTGTATAAGACTTTCCAACCTCAAACACGTTACTTAGTTCTTCTCGTATCTTGGTTATATCAAAACTTAGGATTTTCAGCTTATTATCAAGTCTTCCTACATTATAGTAGTCTGATTTGCAACCCTTAAGACCTAGAATGTTAATATAATCACAAAACCTTTTCTCTTCTATGTGTTGTAGAATTGATAAATTTCCTACTCTTTCACAATACTCACAAAGATACTTTAGTTTGTACTGTCGACTTTTCTGTTCCTTATACTCTTTAAAGAATTTCTCTAGCTCCTCAATATCATCAACTCCACCTACCTTACCTAGCTCATTGAAAACTGTAAATCTGTCGGAATAATCAACTTGCTGTATCTCATAGGCTCTCATTTCCGATACCTTAACTAGATTATTGAAGACTGGCGTAAGTATTTTAGTATCACCAATCTTTTTCTCATTAACCGCTACAAAGTCATCCTTATAGTTGAATGTCTTTGCAAGTTTCTGATAAGCTACTGATAAGTCTCCTTTCTCATCTTGATTACCCTTCTGAAAAACTGACAATAGATTCTCCGATGTTTTCTCCTTCTTTGCTAGCTTCTCGTCAAATATCTCCTTCGCCTGTTTATTACCAGTTGCGATAGATTTGAAGAATAGGATAGCCTCATCTTTCCATGGATTCTCCCGTAATCTTTGGCGCCCTAATATCTGTGGAAGATCGAGGGTAATGTCAACAGCGAGAGTATCAATGTTTGCGTCGCTGATAATAAAACTCCTCGCATTATCACTGTAGAAATCCGCGCCAAGATATACGGTCCTAGTACAGAAAGTAAACATCTTCCTTGGTTCATCTCTCAGTGGAACTGTACCAATCTTATATTTAGCGCCTAGGTTTTTCTTAATTCTTGTGACATTCTCAGGCGTATTAGCAACTAGGATGTTAACCTGTTCCGGTGTTAGACCCGCTCTTTTAATGATACTTGTGATGTTATTAACGGAATTAACATAGAATACTGCCTCCTTAGACTCAATCTTCTTAACATCTTTCTCATTATCACTCTCTGGATCCCTCACATATCTATACTCAAATTTCCCATCCAAGTAATCCTTAATGATAGGCCCTGCTTCCATATAAACACTCTTTAGGTTCCTTGTGATTATCTTCGGCTTACTAACACGACCTGGATCTTTCGCCTCCCAGTCTAGTTCATAGTAGGGGAGATTTTTAAAGTCATCTAACATGTCAAGGTACTTCTCTATCATAGGAGTTGCACTCACATAACAAACCCTCTGAATTCCCTGTAAGTTATCAACAAACTGCATCTCCGTGTCAGACTTAAACTTGCTATCGGTGAAGATACTTTGAAATTCGTCCACCACTATCTGAAAATTCTCTAACCTATCCTGATGCCTAATAATATCTTTAACAATCCGGAATGAATCATAAGTAACAAGGATCTTCACCGGCTTATTGTTTAACCTGCAAGCTTTGATGTAGAGACTAATTTTATAAGTTAACTCCTTGAAGAAATCCTCCCTCTGTTTTGCCTCCTTCTTGATCTTCTCTAAGTTAGGTTTCCTGTACCCAAACGTTCTTCGAACCCTTGGATACTTCGTTAGGTCCTTGTCAGTCCCTACCTCAGATTCATAGGTATTTACAACTAGGAATGTGGTGTCTGGATGTTGTTCGTACTTATTCTGTAGTAGTATCTTTCTGGGACTACAGAGAATAGTATCATCACTGTTTCTAATGCAGTACTCAGTATAACCACAACCTGGGATCTGCTTGTTGAGGATATGAGGAAAACTGTGAATCCTATAATCCTCCCATTCACTCATGTACCTGATTCCACTAGGTACTTCTAATTTTTGTTTTTCCATTAGTTTGAAATTTTTATAGTTAATTTATATACTGTGGTCTGAGGTGATACATTTAGCTGAAGCTAAGTATCACACTCGCTTGATTTCATCAATCACCTTTCAATGATAAGGATTTTATATTGCGCTATATGTAAAATTGTATTATTTATTTGATCAATCATTGGAAGATACGTATAGTAATATATTTAGCTTCACAAAAATAATACACCTGGAATACTCTCGCCTATGGTACCTCGGATATGGTATTCATGCCATTACCTTCGGTATAATATTCTAGATTCCGCTGGCGCTCCACTTAAGAATATTAACCTCGGGCGAATGCTGGCTGAAATTCATATCCCTCTACTTCAAGTTCTTAGGCGAAGCCCTCAATACCGAACCGACGACTTTAGGAGGAGTGTGAAGGTTTGAGCAAAGAGCGAGAGGCTAGGGTGACAATATTGGAGAACGTAGTGATACAATATTGGTGGCATAGACTTTTGGGCAGGCGCAGCCTCTCGCGAATTGGCAAGTGCGGAGCTTAGCTTGGTAAAAATAGTACACCGGGCCCCTAGTTTCTTTATATATGAGGGACTAGGTATTTTGTTTTGTGTATATCTGACCCTCCAATCATAAATATAAATTCAAGTAGGTTTTTAAAATGAAAGTAAAACAGGTTAAGCAAGAAATCCTGGACAAGGTATTAGTTCCAGGTAATCGTGTTTTTGAGGAGTGTGTTGCCTTTAATCCTATCATTGACGGTTCTGGCAATACGAGGGATGGTATTTATTTTCCTCGTAGTATCTATGGTAACTCTAAACGTAAGAGTAGTGGAAGAAGGGAGGTTGGTGTTTTCTCTAAGCGCCAGACATTACTAACTAATTCACTAACACACAGTACTTATATGAAGATGGTACATAATGATCTCGCTGTCTTAAGTGCGGCAGATAGTACGGGGGCAGGTATTTTTGATTTTATCCCCGAGTATATTGTGCCGCTAAACAAACAGCGATGGATTGAGTGTTGTGATAAGTGCGATGTGCGTGATCCTATTGAGCGTGGTAAGTCTTATATATCACTTGACCTCTACAGTACTACCTTGAAGATGTATATTGAGGTAGATGGTAGGTGTCATGATGTGTTAGAGCAGAGTAAGTCAGATCAAGCCAGGAAGATGTATATGGAGGAGGAGCATAGTATTAGTGAGCTTCGTCTTAAATATTATGCAAGTGGTAAGGCGATGCATCATAGGAAGGAGGTAGTAGGTGAGAAGAGGGATTCAGCTAGGGAAGATCTCAGGCGAATACTTAGTAGGCGTTGGGAGATTGGAAAAGAATACCTAGACAAGATACCGGACCCTCACAAGAACTATGGCCATTACATGTTAGATAGTTTTATGATAGGTGTGCTAGAGTTTGGGGAGGCTGCGCTGAAAGGTTATGAGTTTTACACAGAGTCACCTAAGAGAACCGTTAATCAAGCTGTGAGTATGGTGGTAGAGTATCTTGGCAGGAAAAAGATGATGGCTGAGAAGTGCAGAAAGAGACTTGCGCAGGAGATTCGATTTATTAACAGACTGATAAAGGGAAAGAAGAGATGATGAGCAAGAAGGAAACATACAAGAACATACTCCTAGGAAGCCTTAAATTCCTTAATGGTGTATATAAGATAATTACAGCAACTCTTATCTTATATAATACCTGCCAGTGTAATAGGAGAACTGGAAATCAGGATAATCAGAAGCAGTAGTATGTGGTTAGGTAAGAGCTGTATGAACTTAACTACGTAAGGTATTTCTACTGTGGAGGTTATTCAGTGGGGTCTCAGTAATATAGGTTACTTATGAGGCCCTTAATATTTTTTTTTGCTCGCCCTAGATCCCTTATAGGTATGAGGAAAGATAGATTAAAGGGATTCGTAGTTAATTGTAGTGATTATTCTTTCAGAGTAGGTGGCTACGTAATTCCTAAAATGATGAATACTTACTCTGGCTGTAGAATAGATTTAGAGAAGAATAGAGAGAAGAACCTAAATCAAGAAAGCTTTTGGTCACCTATGTTTGAGAATTATCTGAAGCTTTCGCATAATAGAATACAATACATAAAAGAATTTCCATTTATAATAGAAGATAGAAACTTATGGGATAGTTTATGTATTAAGTATGAAGTTGATTTAGATCTTCGTGATAAGAATTATTTCTTAGCTGATTACTTTTTTCCAGAGCACAATCTTATTGTAGAGATAGACAGTCGGTTACACGATAAAAACTACGACCTTGCCAGAAACGAATATATAAATTTGGCTTGGGGGACTTATAGCCTAAGATTTTTTGAGTTTGGAAAAATGAGAATACAAACTAAGAAATATATGAAGAAATTTAATAGTTACATTAAAAGAATATCTAAGGTAAAAGAGTTCTATAATGTGGTGGGTTGTATAGTAAATATTGACTATTCAGATAGCATAGTTAATGATTTTTGTAACTCAAACTCAGATATAATGTTCGTATTAGACGAGCTTGAGAAGAGGATATTAAATAACTATCCTATGTCTGGAAGATTAATAGTAGATAAAGATAGTATAAGCTATAGTATGTATGGAACTCTATTAGATCGATCAGATTTTGAGAGAATACATGGAATACTATGTATGGTATATAATATAGATGTAATTATAAAGCCTTAGAATCCTTAATAATGAGATGAAAGTATATGAGTGTACACTTAGTAGAAGTATATGAACAGTCTCAAGTATGCATAATAAAAACAGGGGCATGGGAGTCTTGATTGTGAGAGACCATGTGGCTTTAATTTACACTCAGTTTTATAGAGCCATCTTACCTAATACTGAGGAACCCTTGTAGCGATATAGGAAAGCTATGTACGCAGGAGATCTAGTGTAGCATACATCACTTAGATTACGGTACTAGTAGAGGTGAAGAGTCGAAAGGATAGCTGTTTTTAAGTAGCTAGCTCTTCGCCATTTTTATTTTTTTTTCATTCCCCTCAAATCCTTATATGTGAATAGAAAAGGATTCCGTAAGTCCTGGAGTAGATGTCCTATAAAAGTAAGAATAGCTCAAGGATATAGTAATACGGTTCAAACGCCTTCTATTTCTTATATGTGAATAGAAAGGGTTCCGTAATTCCTTAAGTAGATGTCTTATCAACAGCCGATAGGGGAAAGAGGTAAATCGGATGAATGAATTTTGCCTAGTTTTATAGTTCAAATTATCTAATACTAGGATACCCTTGTAGCGAAACAGGTTAGCTATGTACGTCAGGCACCGCATTCTTGGGTCCGTGACACATGTGCGGCACGGTACTGGTAGAGATAGGGAGTCGCATAGGAAATCATTTTTGAATGATTAACTCCCTGTCGTTTATTTTTTTTTATTTCCTCTACAATCCTTAATAGTGAAGGTGCATTGTGTGATTAACCTGAATCTACCTGCAAAGATGGTAGAGCAGCTATCAACAATGTTGGCTCTAATTTTAACCCAATTTTATAG